ATGGCATCTTTTACAATAGAGAAACGAGCAAAGGCAAGCGGCGAGTTTAGTTACCGATGTACTGTGCGCGTCAAAGAATCCGGCGAAATTATACATCGTGAGTCGAAAACATTCAGTAAAAAAGAAGTTGCTCGTACCTGGGGCAAAACTCGATGCGATGCTATTGAACATCATGGGGCACTCAACACACACAAAGTGGTGCCCCTTGGTGCCCTGCTAAATTTATATTTTGAAGATCACGACCTATGGGGAAAAACAGGCAGAACTAAACGCTATGTCATTAAAATGCTTATGGACTGTGATATCTGCAAGGTTAAAAGTGACTCCCTAAAAACCAGTGATCTGATTGAACATTGTAAAATCAGGCGCGCGGCGGGTGCCGGGCCTTCTACTATTTATCACGATATAGCCTATCTTCGCAGTGTGATGAAAAAGGCATTGCCCGTTTGGGACATTTCGGCCAACTATCAAATTTTCGAAGATGCGGTACCCGTTCTAATCGAAATGAACTTAGTAGGGAAAAGCCAGAAGCGAACCCGTCGCCCAACAGAGAATGAACTCGACAAATTAAGAGATGCTCTTCAAACAAGGATGGACTATAGGCCCAATGGAAAAACTCGGATACCTTTTCTTGATATCTTAGACTTTAGTATTTTGACCTGCATGCGGATCGGTGAGGTGTGCAAATTACACTGGGAAGATTTGAACGAAGATCATAAAACCGTTTTAGTGCGTGATAGAAAAGACCCAAGAAAAAAGGAAGGCAACCATATGATAGTGCCTTTGCTTGCTGGTTCATTCGATATCGTAAAGCGCCAACCTCAAAACGATGATTTGATATTCCCCTACAACCCGAGATCAGTAACGGCAGGATTTCAGCGCGTTCGTAACGAACTTGGCATTGAAGATCTGCGTTATCATGATTTGCGCAGAGAGGGAGCAAGCCGACTATTTGAAAAAGGTTACTCTATCGAAGAGGTTGCTCAAGTCACAGGCCACCGTAATTTGAACATTCTTTGGCAGGTTTACACCCAACTATTCCCCCACAAGCTGCATGATAAGTTCGAATAATCCTTTCAGTTTTAATTGTACCTAACTCTTTGTTTTTATTTGCTTCGCTTCGGAGCAAATAAAACGCCTTTTCATACAAAACCCCACGTAATCGAGCAAAAAACCAGTAAACATGCGGGTTTCACTTCAATATAGGCACATAAAGCCGCCATACAAAACTGAAAAACACTGAAATTAACTTCGATCCTTTCAGATCTTCGATCCATTGCAAATCCCTTACAGTGGCGCTGGCTAGCGATATGAACTGTAGTAATAAAAAACTGAAAAAAAATGACAATAAAGAGCGCGCAGGAGGGGGAGGAAGAGTGCGGATTCCGTGAGAACTTTGTTCTTTACTCTGAATTACGTGGCTGAAAGCCCTGTGCTCAATTCTGTGGGGTTTATCGATGATAGATGTTGCCGACTATACTGCAGGCATTAAAAAGCCCTGAGTGTTCAGGGCTTGGATGTGGCGAGGTGTGCTTTAACTTACTTTGTACGTACCTGATGAACTGCCACCAGTTACAACGACTTGGCCGTTACTGGTTATCTCATCGATAACGGCGTTCGCTATGGCTTGAGCCATCTTAGATGATGCGCAGTGCTCGTTGCTTATATCAAAACCTACAGCGACTAACTCAGATTCAACTCTACCCTTCAAACTGCTCTTGCTTAGTGCCATGTTATTTACCTGCGAATACTGTTGATGATACGTCCGGGTGAGGTAAACCAGTGTAGGCACATCTACATTGCCGAGTGACCACACCTGTGCCGCCGTTCATTTTTATAGTTTCGGCATCTTCGGTGATGTTCTTGGCCTTGATGCTCAGGTCTTTGTTGATCACCATTCTCATCTTGCCCTCAACCTCTGTTAACTGGTCTTGTAGCACTTTAATTTCTTGTGACTGCTTAACCAATAGCGTGTGCATCTGACCAACAGTGGTACGAATATCTTTATCTGTTTCGGTGATGATATTGCCCTCATCATCGAATAACTGATAAACGCCTTCACGTACCTGGTTGCGGGTTTCGCCTTCTTTGATTGCGGGGAGATCCCAACCAAATGGCAGCACGCAGCGAATGAATGGTTTATCTGGCCTGCCGTAAGCGAAACCAATTTCAACAATTGAACCGATAGCCGGCGGCTCTAGTCTGCCCGCTTTATTGCCTGCACCTGGCAGTGGTAATGGTACCGCTTCCAGTGCGGGGGCTTCAGTTTCGTTACCGTCTTCATCGAGCAGCTGCACATCCACGGCATAGCGCGGATAAAATGGATCGCTGGCGCGCTTGCCGTCTTCGGTTGGTAATTCAGGCAGGGCAACCACTTTGCCCCAAACAGGCAGATGATAATCAGCCGACAATTCAGGAAAAATATTTGTGATGCGGCGCTTTTCGCTGCGTTCGTCGGCCTTGGTCGCTGTCCAGGTTAATGTCATGGTGTCACCCTCAAGCTCTACTTGCTTGACGCGATGGCCATTCACCATTGCACCCGGTCGCATGGCTGGCATCGCCATCAGCTGCCAACTGTTACCGAACTGTTTTTTGCTGAACCTTTGATTAATGTCTAATGGCTTTGACGGCCAACGGCTGTCTTGATAACTGCCAACAAAGATTTGGCCATCAGGCTGTTGGTACCAGATACTATCTTCAATACCAAACACACCGCCCAAACTGGCTAGTAACTGGTAGCCGGTGCCCTGGCTGGTAAAGTTCGGCACTTTGATATCAAGGTAAATAGCATTATCGGGGATCACAAAGCTTAAGCCCGTATCTTCGGCTAACTGGGTGATCACCTGGCGAAATGTTGCGTGACGAATATTTATCGGGCAATGCTCAGCTAATGTGCTGGATAACTCACGCACCACAATACGGTTCATACCCATACTGCTAGGCGTGACCTTGGTTATATAGCCACTAAAATAGCGTTTCAGTTGATTGTTGTAACCAATATCGAATGCAACAATTTGACCACGCGATACATCACCTTCAACCTCAAATACGCCGCGACCTGCCGATGACAATTCAAGCACTAAATGATGATCAGTTACCGCTAACATCTCAGTGCCGACCGTTAAGCGTTTACTCAGTTTCATGCGGGATCACCTATGATGTTGTCGACACCTGTTAAAAACTTTTCCATCGATGACACTTCAACTTTCGGCGGTGCTTCGGTGATTGCAGCCGTGGGGATCACGCTGGCAGTTTGCTCGGAGCCTTGTCCTGTGGTGACGTCATTTTGTGGTTGGCGCTGCTCGGCGACCTCTGGAATGCTTAAATATTCTCGTAGTTGAAAACTCACATTCCATGCCATAAGTGTGGGGTGCTCTGGCGCTGTAATTTGGCCAAAAAACTTCACTTGTCTGATTTTAACTGCGCGCGCTAAATCTGAGCCAATACGCCTCACCGAACGATTACCCGCTACATCTTTGGCAATCGCCAGTTCAAACAAGCGGGTCAGCTGCGCCTTATCCGTAAACGGGATTAAGCCGGTGACTTTAAGCTCTTTGGCTTTATCCCCTTGTTCACTGCTCGCCGTGCTTGAGGTTTGCCCTGACATATCGACCTCGGCAAGTTGCATCGACAATTCGACCTTGCAGCTTTTTAAGTTGACTAGCTCACCGTCTAACGCAATTTGGCTCATGGCATTAACTCCTAAAGCACCTTACGTAGTACATCAATTTTGATCGGAGCAACCTTAAATGTTCCCGCAGGTAAATCAATATTTGCTTCTTCATCTGTATATCGATATTGGCCAGATGTCGGGAAATTAAGTACAGCTTCAAATGCGCCATTGATAACATTCACAGGAAACAATATTAATCGCCCATCATCACGCTTTAGCGGCATTGAGAAAGCTCTATCAGGAACGGCTACAGTCCCTGTTACAGTTAAATTGCTCAGCTCATTGCAGGTTATTTTACTAAAATCACTAGAGTGCATTAATGAGCCAGTGACTGAATTTACTATAATTTCAGTGACACCATCATCAAGAATTGGCTCGTGATGAAACACACCATCTATGAATTTGTACTCAGTAAGATCTCCAATGGGAGCGTTATCGACTTCAATATGTGGCTCTTTGAATAACGGGTCGTTTGTGTAATGGAATATACGCTTTGTATCATCTAAAACGATTTTCATGCTAAGCCTCCATTTGTATGTAATACGACGTTATGTGATGGTAACTTGCCTCACTACTCGTCTGCCTTTGATATAAAGGGTTAACCCTCTCTTTTATGTCGGTATACCCCGAAGCGTTTACCTGAAAGTTGCCAGTGCGGTAGTCTCCTATACCTGTCCCTGCTTGGGATGAAGAATTGCCATTGGACACAAGAGTTTTTAGATAGAAGCACTTTTTATTCAGAGTTCGGTCGTAAGAACCACTCGACCAAGCATGCTGATATGTCGTCTGTATAGACTCTAGAAATGCCAGCACATCAGCATCCCCTCTCATAAAGATATCTGCCACTGCTTTTCCAGCATCAAAGATAACAGTGCGTCTTGCCATATCTGCAAACATAGTAACCCTAGCATCCGGCAGCAGCACGACCTGCGTCAGCCAAGGAAGGTCAGCAAGCAACATAGGGAAGCCAATGCTTACGTCAGATATGATTGCATTTATTGCTACAGGCTTAGATGTGATGAGGTCTTTGGCTGATTGTGTTGAAATGATGATATCCATTGCCGCTTGAGATGCGGCTATCGCCGTCATAGCAACCTGTTCAGATGAAAGTATCTCAAGAGCAAAAGACGATTTAGCCACGTAGGTCATTGCATATTTAGACTGAACAAGTCCATCCATTAGCAACGCATCCGTTGCAATTTTCTGCCAAAATGTCACATCGCCAATAACATCCATCAGAGTGTAATTACCATAAACTGCAAGCACACTTGATGGTGACTTGAATATCAAGTCCATGACTACGGTATTTTCAAGAATATCAGTAGGTAGTCCATTTACCTGTGCCCATTCAGCTGCACCTGCTGCGCTTGATGCATACTTTTCGATATCCTCACCTGTAACGAGCGGATCTCTTAGTAGCTTAATCAACTCACCGCCACCACTGCTCAATAATTCATTTAACTCCATGCTGCCCCCTACTTATGAACACTGGTAATGGTGAGATCATCATTATCAGCACTTAATTTATATATGGTCACAGTGCCGCGACCCGTTAATGTGTGGCTGGCTTCGCTTACGCCATTTGGCACATGAATCTTTCCGTCTGGATTACTAATTGTGAGCGTGCCACCATCGTCTTTGATATTGGTTATTTCTATCTTGTCGCCCACCTGATACGTTGATGCATCGATGGCAACGCTACCCGCATTGACCGAATCCCAATGAAATACCGTTTCAGTCGACTTTCTCACTAAGGTGGTTGCACCGGCAGTTTTATAAACTCTCTGTACTTCGTTAGCCGCAACCTTGATATCAATAGCATCGAGGCGATCATTAATGAGCGTCATTTCGCCGCCAAAGTCATACATCCAGCTTTCAGCCGATACCACCACGGGGGTAGCATTTGCAACGCTCAGGTGCTCGATCACCATGTTGCGGGTAAGCACATTGCCCACGGTGGGGTGCAGGGTTTTGATTTTCTGCGTGAGTGGCACATAGGCAAACATCACTAAATCGTTAGCCTGCACTAAGCCAATCCAGTTAAACTCAAAATCACCGATATCGGTGAGCATCATCTGACTGTAGGTGACACGGTTTTCATCGATGATCCCCGCCTTAGTTGGCGCACGTTCAAACACTATATTTTCAGGTGCCGGCATGGGCTCGTCTGCAGGTTCGGGGACGGTGTGATCGAGCCCCGGAATGTTTGCAAACACAAACTTGGTGATATCCAGTTTCGGGCCGCTACCCACGGCGGCGGAGATCAGGCTTTGGCCTATGGTGGTTAGTCGTGCCATTAATTGGCCCTCGCTGTTAATGTTTGATAGTCGTTATTGCATTCGGTCACAGGCAGATGCAGCGATGTTGCCTTGTTTGAGACATATTCATAGCGGCGGCAGGTGCGGCCATAGTCCTGAATGATGGTGGCCAGCAATGCGGCGCTTGAGACCTGAGTATCATCGAGTTCGATAGAGATAATGTCCCAATCTCTATCCACCTGGCGCTCATCGATGCTCAGTACCGGCACACCGAGGCGACTCATGATGTTAATAAAGCCCTGCGTGCTGCCTGCGTCTTGGGCATTGATAAAGGCATAAGCCACCCGCTTGCGATACAGCCACAATGGCTCATCCCTGAAACGGGTAATTCTGCGTTCCCATGCCTTAAGATTAAGCATATCCAGTGAGCAGGTAAGCGGGTCTTGCTGCACCAGTGGCCAGATAAACCAACCGCGCAGACGTTGCCAGAATGACTGCATGCCATTGCCCAGCATGGCGGGCTCTTGTGGCTCTGGTGTAGCTGGCAGCGTTTCGCCATCCATCCACCACGGCAGCGTTAACTTAGGCAGTTTGGGACTATTGTCAGCCATCAGGCCACCCCGCGGTTAGTGATGGTCAGGCTGTTGATTCGTGGTAGTTCGAGGCCGCTCACAATATCATTATTAGCCCAGCGCACACTCTTAAGGTTCGGCAACTCTCTATGCAGCTCGCCAGTCAGCACTGAAAAGGCAAACACGCTCTGTGGCTTAGTCCGGGTTAGCAGACTATGCATATCAGATTCACGAAATACGGCGCGAACGCGCGACTCGATATCACTCTGCAGTGTCGCTACTTCATCGACACTCAAGTTGGCGGCATGCCAAAATTCGACGGAGAGATCCGTTGGCGCGGCGGCAATGGCCATAGCCCGAAGATCATCACCATGGCCGTGGTTGCCCTGGGTGCTGATGTAATTATTTATGTCGTCAATCATGGCCTGCGGCGTTTCGCCTACATCCATCATCACATGACAATTTGCGGTACCTGGCCCCCGTGGTGCTTCGTGTTCGAAATAAAGCCAGTCACTGCGAATACCCGCAAAGCTTGAGATAGCCGCGCGATATACCGCATCGATATGATAGTTGCCGACACTGCCGAACTGATCACGTATACGCAGCGCCAGCTCATCGTCGATTTCTTTATTGGCTCCGGCGCGGGTTATCCAATCACCGACATTGCTCACCGACTCGATGCCCGCTATTGCTTGCGGCAACACATGGTAATAGCCACCCCCTATGTTGTGGCCAGCCCCTGCAGTGTCAGCCTCACATAAAATAGCGGCGCTTTGGGTACCGGCAGGGATCACAATATCGGCCAACACCAACAGCTTATAGATAGCGCCCAAGGTGTTATCGGTTTGCACTATGGTGCCCGCTTTCACCACAATATCGGCATTAATATCGGTTTTGGTGAAGGTGATATTACCCTGCGTTTTGACTGCTAATTTGCGTTCCAGGTGAACATCCCATGCCTTAAGCTCTAAATAAAATTCTGTGGCCGTGGCGGCAAACATGGCGGGCAGCACATGGTTAGCCAGCAACGTCTTGATAAGCCATAACACTGGCGTAACCACACAGGCAGAGAAGAGTTTCCAAAACGGAGACATAGCACTGTCATTACTGATAATGGAGTTGGCCGCTACCACATCGGCTTCGAGCAAGGCGGTTACCCCGGCTGCGGTAAGCGGTACCCCTTCATCTTCTAATACTTTTTCAAAATCAACTTGTGGGCGCGACATAGCTTACCTCTGCAGTTTTTACATCAAGAGCCAACGGGCCAAATTCATAGGTGGTGGCGGTGATCGTGATTAGCTTTGGAGTACTAATATCCAACTCAATTGAACCTGGCACTAAACGAGTATCGGTTTCTATTAGCAGTTCTATCTCGGTATACACATCACTTCGCATGGTCGCATTACGCTGAGCAACTAACTTAGCCACAAGGCCGGATTCCATCAGCAAGTGTTTCAGGTCTTGGGCGATACTTGCGCGCGTATTGGTCAGGTTTGGCTGCGCCCCGACATCGAGAGACAGTGCACCGTCGACAATTAACAGGTCGCTATACTTACTCAAATTAGTATCTGTGGTCATCCGGTCATTAACTCCTGTTGTTCGGCAATTTCTGCAAGGCTGAAATTCTTCGGTGGATTATGAATATTCACATCACCAAAGCTAAGACTCTTGCTGTTTGATTGACTGGCCACTCTGTTAGCCTTGGCGCTCATTGCCGCCTGCTGATTAATGCGCGGCTTAATGGCGCTGGCCATGGTCTCATTGGCCACCGGCTTAATATCGAGTTGCTGAGTTAGTGGTTCGGGCTGGTAAGGTGACAGCGCATTGCGCTGCATATCTACGGCTTGAACCATTGGCGGTGTTGACTCGGGGGGCAACTGGCCACGCTGCAGATCAACAGTTTGCATCAGTGACTCGGGCACCATCGGCGATAGCTGGCTTTGCTGATATTCAACCGGTAAGCGAGTGACGTTATCAGTTGCAGATTGCACAACCGGGTTAGTTACACCGGGCGCATTCAACCAAGGGCCATTCATGGGAGCCGCGTTCGCCACATCATTGGCGGCAGTCTGCTGCATCCATGTGGGCACCGCTTGCTGGTTGTTGCTCTGAATAAATTCGGGCAGCTGGGGTTGTTGTTCGAGTCCTGCCACGTTGGGGATCACATCAATCTCAACACCTGGCAGCATATTCAGTTTTTCGATGATCCAATTAATGGCATCGATAGCGCCGTTTTTAATATCGGTCCAAACGGTATCGAACCAGCCAAGCAGCTGCTGCAGCCAAGTCCACTCAGACATAGTTGCCTTGAGGTCGTCCCAGTAGTAAACCAGTGCGCCCACGGCAGCGATAGCTAAAACTATACCCGCAACAATCAGACCAATTGGGTTGGCGTACATAGCAATATTTACGGCTAGCATCATTGCTCTAAGTGATGCCATGCCAGATGTTAACAGGGCATTAATCCCTGCCCACGCCATTGACGCTACTCCGTAGGCCGTCATCGCCATCTTGGCAACGCCCATCATCACGGTAAAGGCACCACCTGCGGCGACGAGGCCGAGAATACCAATCGCGACATAGCCCAACATGCGGGTTAAATTAGGGAAGGTTTGAGTAAACCAGAGCACATCTTTACCCATATCGGCTATCCAGCCAACAAACTCATTGAAAGCCGGTAACACGGCAGAGCCGAGGGCGGAGCGGATCACAAACCAAGATTGTGACAGGCGTTCGCTCTGGTCGGTCATGGCTGCGGCCATCTCTTCGGCCTTGCCCATACCTTTGACTTTGCCAAGGTCTTCCATGCTGTCTCTAAGGCCTTGGGTGTCTTTCATTAATAAGTTAACAAAAGCAAGTGCTTGGTCTGAGCCAAATGCCTGCTTTATTTTTAACTTGTCTGCCCCATTCTCGAAATCACCAAATTTAGATTTTAATTTATCAAGAATATCTATTGTCGGTAACAACTTGCCTTGACTATCAACAAATGACATCCCTAAGCTTTCTTGAGCTTTTACTGCACCACCTAAAAATGCTTTATATGCAGTTGCAGAACTTCCGCCTTGCATAGTTGATTGCAGTGACCCCAAGATTGCCATTTGACTGCTAATAGCTTCTGTAGACGCTCCTTCCATGCCCGAAAATGCATCAGCCATTTTCTTACCGTCAGTTTTAAACATCTCCACAGCTGTTGCTGTCATACCTGTCAACTGGTTTACCCACTCCCCTTTTCCCATTGCATTAGCTTGGTTTTTAAATGTGCCATACATGGTGCCCATATAATCAGTAATGGTGCCCGCATCTGCTTTAGTCGCGGCGGCAAGTACGTTTGATGAGGTAGTAAAGGCTGATAAATCGTTATCACTTAACCCGCCAATGGCCGACTGAATGTCATAACTTGATTTCACAAACTCGGTGGCCGATTTACCGTACTTAAGCGCATATTCGTAAGACGAATCCGTTAACTGCTTAAGGGCAGATTGACGCACGCCAAGCGATTTAACCTCACCTAATGCACGGTCCATCTCGATGGCGGGCATCAATGCGTTTTGCAGTGCCATACCTGCTGCAGCCATACCACCTGCGCCAGTGGCCATCTGCATGGTTCCAGCTTGGTAGTTAGACGCCAGCCCGTTAAATTGCTGACTAATCTTGGCAATCGGTTTAGTGATCTGATCAACCAAACCAACGGTAAACATCAAAGGTTTCGGCAGGCTCATTGGTGATCACTCTCCTCTTGTACTATGGCTTAACTGAACTAACCTGACTATTAACCAGAGAATGCCTTGTTCACCCCATTGGCGGTGACTATCTCTAGGCTCTCTAAATGGTTCTTATGCAGCCAAACCGCACGGGCTATCGACTGTTCACTGTCATCTTCGTGCGGTAACTGATGCCGACGAATGGTCAGCATCTGCTCAAGCTGGTTGTTTTCAATTGACTCAACCAGCGCATTTATTTTTTTACTGCAATTTCCAGAATCGGCGAGAACTCACCTTTCAAGGTGCCCGCAATTTGAACCTCTGCACCTGGTGAGTCGGCGAGTAAGTTTTTAAACTCCTCTTTCTGCTCCTTATCGATGGCGCGCATCACAAAGTTATGCGAGGCGCTGCACATCGAGCCGCCGCGAGATACGCTATCGACAAAATCAGAGTGGTCATTCACGGTGAGTTCAAATTTAAACTCTGTGGTGCCTATGGTTAAAATCACTGTCTTTTTCATGCTGCATCCTTATCTTTATTGGTCGTTAGTAAGTCTTTGAGGTTGTTAAATCCGTCTTTCATCTGGCGTTCCATCCGATCGCCCAACTCTTTTACGTCATCCTTGGTGGCATAGTTTTCTGCCACATGGGTTTTATGGTCGCTCAGCTCTTTGGCCGTGCTTTTGTGCGCATTAGACAAACTGACAAATAGTGGTACCAGCACGCCCAGCACTAAGCTCATAAAGGCAATCACCACCATCACCCAATCTGCCACTTGATTCATTTAGCTACCCCTTTGATTTTTTCGACAGTACGTAAGCTGGCTAACCCCAACATGGCAAGGGTAAGCTCCATCATTGCGTCGAGTGGTAAGTCTGGCGTACCTACATCAGGCCACAGCCATTGCAATATAGGATTAATCACGAAGGCAAACAGAAAACCCAAACCACAAACCCACATCAAAAACGGACGGGCCCCGGCTACAAAAACCGACCTGTGCTGTGCGGCCATGGTGTTAGCCAGAGCCTGCATTAACATAGGTTTCTGCTGGATCTCTACAAGGTCATTATCGAGCTGCTTTCGCTCTTCGTCAGAGGTAAACAGGGCGTCACCCGCCTTGCCTATCGCTTCGATAGGATTCGTACCCAAAATCGTTGAAAACCAGCCCATAACTAACTCCCCAGCTTTAAGTAATCGGCTTCACGCTTACGGCGTGTCGGGTAACGGTCACCGAAGTTACACAGCTCGGCATCCATTGCCTGCCAATCCTGCGTGATGGCGGTTTGCCAAAATGACGGGCATCGCTTGGCTAAATTACCATACTGAAACGCCACCGAAGCAATCACGGTTTGCACGTGTTCCGACAGCTCATTAAAGGGCACATCGGATGAACGGTTATATCTATGCTGCAGTTGCTCAAGCAGCTGGCTTTTAACGCACAGGTCAATTACATCGGCTTCGTCACCAGTGATGGTTAACGGCCATTCATTCAAAGCTGCATTAGCTGAATGTTTGGTTACCTGGCAGTAGGGACTAAGCTTGCTAACCAATGACTGCGGCAACAGCTTTTGCAGGTCTTCGACTGAACGCTGGCCAATATCAAACCCGGTCGCGATAGTCACACCTGATTTTGAATTCTCGGGATCTGGCACATAGCCGGTTAGCGTTGGCCCACCTTCTAAACCTGAAATAAAGCCAAAATTCACCTTAGTGTTTTTCATCGCTTCTTTTCCTCTTCTGCAAGCGTCTGACACTCGATACACAATTCAACACCTGGCACCGCGACTCTACGAAGTTGGGGTATCGGCTTATCACATTCGATACAGTGGCTGGCGCTAGGCCTAATGCTGGCGCTAAGGCGTTTCTTTTTAGCCCTTGCCTCGCGCCGCTCCTCCTGCTTCACTAATAAATCAACATCATCCATTTCGGTACCTACTGGACTATTTATTACTGAACGATGCTTTCAATTTCATCTGGTCGCAGGTACGGCACACCGTCAATATGAACAAAGTCGGGGTCGGTGACGTCATAACCGATTTTGAACTCAGAGCCACTGCCGCCTTTTGTGTCGATATCGAGCAGGTCGCTCAATTTCAAACGACAGCCGAACGCCTCCACTTTCATCTCATCTTGTGAGGTCTTGCCATAAAATAGGGCGTCGAAGTTTGGCAGTGCACGCCACGAGCCTGCACGTCTGGCGGCTTCGCTGATGATTTTGAACCCTGCAGCATTAACCACAATGTCACCACTGGCCGCCACATCACCATCGACGGCACCATCGGGTACCCCATTGGTTTGCGATACGGCACTGTTGTCACTAATGGTCAAGCTGGCTGAGATAACATTCAGCTTCATGTCGCCAAAGTTGACGTTAAAATTCATTCCGGATAAGCGCATAGTGTTTCCTCTGCTCTTCGGTTATTAATCGGGTTAATAGGCTTAGATGTTGCTGAGATCTAACATGATGTTGGCTGTGATCGCTTTAGGGCTGTTGTACGGACGAACCACCATGTAAATCACCACCTGTTTTCTGGTTTTCCACTCAATGGTGATATCGCCATCAACGGGGGCCATCACATCACCTGGGAACACTTGGTCTAAAATGATGTAGCTTTTACTCATGATGCGCAGAGGCTTCATAAAGTAACCCTTGTTTAACTCGATACTGTTGGGCGTAGAGTTAAGTGCACGGTTGGCAATACGGCGAATGGCTAGAATGCGTACTTCACGACTCGCTTTATGCACCACTCGCAGATTTTCGATAACTTGATAATCACCGCCTACGGCATCTAGCGTTGTACCATCGCCCCAATAGATACCCTCTACACCCGAATACCACTGAGGCACACTAAAGCGCGCAGTGGCCAAGGTGCTTAGGGTTGAGAGTTCGAGAGGGGTCCCATCTTTGTCAGTTGGATTAACACCTAAGCCCATCACTGAACCTGTGGCCACTCTCATGGGTGAATCAGCAATGCTGACCGCACGATTGCAAAGACGCCCCGCCAACACACCCACGTTGTTACCGTGTAACTGAGGCACAGGCACCACTAAGTGATTCGCTAACGTGTCGATGAGTGCAACCATAGCGGCTTCATACTGCGGCCACGTTTGAGTGACTTTATCGATACCCGCTAAGGCCACGATGGCTGATACAAAACGGCCAAGTTTGGCTTGCAAGCTAAACAATTTGTCATGGATACCACTGATAGCTTCTGCTGTGGTTTGCACATCACACACCACCACAGATTCAAAACTTTGCACCCCATTCGCGTTGTCGATGGCGGTGTTAATGGTTTCAGCATCAGCCAGGGGATAAACAGCGGCGGTCCAGTTTTGCCCCGCATTTTGCTGTGCGGATAACACTTGAGTACGTAAAGGGCTATCGGCAAACATGGAGGCGAGATCTGTTTGAGCGTTAACGCTATAAAGCTGGCTCTCCTCCTCTGCATTGCCCGCACGACCGACAAACAGGAAGTGACGCTCAACGCCTTGAATGTCGCCCTGTCCTAAATTTTGATTATTTACACCGACTGAACCTAATGCCATGGGGATATCCTTTTTTAACGTGAGCCCATTCGCTCTAAAATATTGACTAATTCGGCCTGCACATTGGCAGGGGTATCACCCAAGAATGGGCGAGGTGGTGCTTTTGTTTTCCAACTTGATTTGTCCCCTCTATTACGAAGCCTTTTCAATATGGCCCCCGCTTGAGTCATTGTTAGAGTTGACATAAGTTCTTTTACTGTTGCCCTACGAAAACTTTTACCTTTGTTTTTTCTAACTTTGAAACCTTTGCTCGATAAAGCTTTCGCCTGACCTCTGCTGCATGGTTTGTTTTTATCAATCTTTCCAAAGCGTCGATCTACTTTGACTTTGTTCATGGTGAACGAGCCACCTTCTGAGTGAAAAGCGGCGACCTTACCTACTGATGGATTCTCATGTTTTAGTTCTAATCTGTTCTTATTAAAAACAAATGGTTTAAGGGTTTTCCCTAGTCGCTTTAATAATTTATCCTTGCCACTTCCTTTCCGCGGTTCAAACGATTTACCGTTTACGTCTTTCTGCTTTTTAATTCGTTCTCTGGCCAATTTACGTTCATTAATCCCTAACGTTTTTAAGATTCGGACACGTTTATTGTCTGGCAGCGATAACAGTAATAATTGGTTTTTAAGGCTTAAGGCCTGTTGCTTATTTGGGGTAATAACTAAGCTCATGGTTAAGCCTGCTCACTTTCAAGCTCTACGGATTCGGCAAAATCAACGGGGACCATATCTACCCGGTAACGCTGGCCATCGAAGATCACCGGCCCGTTCTCATCGACAATAATTTCGATATCGTCAATCAGCGGCAGTTCGATGATCACGGTCACATCATCTTTACTGACCGCATCGAGATCTAATTCAGGGTCGCTCAAATCAAATCTGTCTCTGTCCCAGCCACTATCGATAAGGTAAGCCGCAACCATGGCTAGCAGGCTGTATGGATTGACTTTACGATGGGGAAACTTTTCAATGACGATCACTGCGTTGTGCTTCCACTTCGCGATTTGGTATCCACCTTGGCCACGGTCTTCACCGGATAAAATCAGGGTGCCGCGCTCTTGCCAGGCATCGATATTATTGGCCTTGATCACTGGCGATAAGCTAGTTAATAAAAACTTGGTCAACATCTGCAACTGGGTCTTATTTTCAGGCTCGCTCATAAACTGTGTACTCCAACACGGTCAAGGCCGAGTAATAAACGAATACCGCGACTACTTTGGGCTAAAATTGTGTCTTGCTGCTCAGGGTCTTGCGCCTTGTTATTGCCGGACTCTTTTTGGTCGACTGCAGAAAAATAGCCCAACAGATCGGCATGGCTACGGGCATAAACAGCCCCGCGATAGATGCTTATCTGTGCATCAGTAAAGTCGGGGATCAAACCAATACCTAGGGCGAAGGGGACATCCTTGTCGGTCGCTGCAATGTACTCGGTTAACTGCTGCTGAACTTCGGCAACACTGCGATTGAGTGAGTCGGCAAGGGCTTGCTCTTCGAAGGTTTCAGGGATACGACGATGGGTGCGAAATTCACCCGACGACAGCGCAGGCCAGCCACTGTCTTTGTCGATATCAATGCTTGCCTGTCCACCTGCATTAAACCCAAATCCGCTCATGCTCATACTCTCATCAACTGCCGCTCAGGGCTGTTTCGCTAATTAGGTTCAGTGCAGTTGGCGTCACAGTGGTTTTTAGCGGTCGCCCGTTAAACACTCAGCCAATGCACTGGAGGGGTTGGGAGTCGTTCCCTGCACTATTAACCTGGCTTTTTCGAGCCGTATGCTTCTAGTGCACGTATTCTCATATCAATCTTGTTTCTGACGGTTTTAACGCCTACGCCTTTATGCAAGCTGGCGGCTTTCTCTAATAAGCCATCAGCTTTTTGTAGCGTATCGATGTCACCCACCTGCGTTGGCTTAACGTCGCCATTTGTTGCACGCAGTAGCGCCAAACCCGCGAACTTATAAAACTTTGCCGTGATTGGCTCAGCCAAGCGCCAATGGTTTGCAACCTGGTTAAACACTTGAGTGAAGTAAGGCTCAACACTGTGGCCAAGTTCCGCCTGAGTCTCTGCCCAGTCGAATACCGTATCTGAGATAAAACTCGGCCACTCGCGGCGAATACCTTCAGGCTTAGGTTGACCCAGTTCGATAGCCTTAAAGGCGAATTCAAGGGCTCGGCCATAGTCAGAAACATCGAACAGCCAAATAATGCAACGAGCAAAAATAGGGTGATCACTGGGTTCAATCTCCTTTGCGGCCACCTCGGCCAAATACTTATCAACGATGGGTAACCACTTTGGCAGCAACACATCACGTTTATGGGCTATCTTGTCTTCACGTCTGACAAAGGCTTTTAACTGCTTTAGGTCTTCATCGAGTTCAGCCAGTTGCAAATGCAAACTTGGGGCATAGGACGCAGAGCCGGACTGCTTTACTTTTTCGAGCTTTTTTCTGGCTTCGTTTCGCTCTTTGATGGCGAGGATGAAGGCTCCGCCGGTGATTTTTTTACTTCACTGACCACCTCTTTCATCTCATCAGCGGCGGCGGCAATATCGGCAGTGGCATCGGCAATACTGGCGGCGCTGTTTGATACTTCGTGACTTGCATCGCTAATATCAGATGCTGAGTCGCTCACATCATTGGCGGCACTTTCAACACTGGCTGTGGCTTGACTTACAGAGTCAGCGGCTTGGATAACGCTATCAGCGGCATCGGTTACTGAGTCTGCGCCGTCAGCTAATTCGGTTTTAATGTCGGTGATGTTGCCACCATCATCTGTAGTCACTTCTGCGATAACTGTTTTGTCTTCGCCAGCAGCAAGATCAATATTGACCTCAATGAAACGGGCTTTTTCTTTTACAGCTTCACGGGCCTTGTCAATGGCTTGGCTCTCATCACAACCGAGTAGGTAAGCAAGTAGCGCTAACGCTTCATTTACAGGAGCTGGCGTATCATCATGCTCAACACCTGCTTGGTTCGACTTCGCCTGTACCGCTTGACGACGCTTTTTAAAATTCGCAATTGCACCAGCCATAACGAGTCCTTTTTTATCTGTAATGATTAGATGTTCAGGCACTCACTGAGTGCCTGATACTTACGGGTTAAGCCGCTGGCACTGCGCCAATGTTCATGGCGCTTTCATCGACAGAGGCATACCCCTCTAACTCTTCAACGCCATAACCTTCCCAACGCAGATATTTATCTTCATGCTGCTTGCGGTCTTCTACGTTTTCAGACTTACGATGACTCGTACCCTTCTGGGTGTAGATGTGCAGATGAGGAAGCAAACACACAGTAATGCGCTTAGCAGGGAAATATGGCGGGGTGTAAGCATTTAACCCACCGATGGTTTTATCCATCTTCTGAACGGCTACACGCTCAGATGGTGTATCGGCTTGGTTCGCAGCTCTAGCTTGAGCGGCGGCGGTTAAATCACTACCAACACAAACAACCAAACGAGGGTCGGTGCGCAAGGTCGGGTGAATGTGAGTATTTTTAAGCTCAGTGACGATAGCGTCAAGGGTCTTATACTCATTATCTTTCAGGGCATTCACATCACCATCAGGATTAAAATAGATAGGATCAATGATGATCTGCAACGGCGCTTTCTCTTTCACTATCTGTTGCCAGCCCTTGTTAACATCTTCACCCAATGGGTTACCCGCAGGATCCGTTGTCTTGGCGACTGATGTACCGTTAAAACCAACACGTAGTTTATCCAGGGCAAAACGCAGAGTGGCGTTCTGGCTCATCAGTTTCATAAACTGTTTCGCGTTACCTGCATTAGCCCATACCGACAAGGTTGCCCAAGTCACCGCCGCACAGGAATCCGTTTCAACCAGTTGATAAGTGTTGCCATCAACATCTTGACCACTGACAAAGCGACCGTTTTCTTTACGACCGGTAGCAATTAATGTACTACCCACTTTAACCACTTGGCCTTGGATCTGGTCCACTGGCATAGTTGTAATAAGTTTTAGAAAGTCGACGGCTTCAAGCATGGCGGCGCGTAGCTTGATTTCCATCGGCGCAGTGACGCTGAACTGATGATGCACATCGTCAACTTGATAGTTTTTTGCAATATCAGCGCAGTACTCTTTTACGTGAGCCTTAGCTATTGGGGTTAAATTCATAGTTCTCTCTCGCTGTGATGATTGTTCAGTTCAGGCCGTTCAATTCAGAAAATAGACGCTTATACCGTGCAACTTTCAGATTCGCCCAAACCTTCCGGCTTTGGCTCTTGACCAGGTGTTTCTTGCTTGAGTGCGGCGAAGTCAGTCGTTAGCTTGTCGGTCTTATCTGCAAGACCTGATATTTTGTCCAGTAGCGTTGAGAACTGCTCGCCCGTCACGCCTTCTGGTTTCACTTCAGGCTTAACTTCTGGTTTCACTTCAGGCTTAACTTCTGGTTTAACTTCTGGTTTCACTTCAGGCTTTTTGCCAAATGCCTCAACCTTTCCTTCGAGATCGGTAACCTTATTGCCAAGGCCATCAAGCTGGTCTGTTAGTTGCTTAAACTGTTCTTTGTTCATTGGTTCTTCCTCTGTGAGTTCTTGTGCCTGTTGCGGCGAGAATGTTTTAAAAAACTTACCTAGTGCACTAAATAGTGCTGACTCCTCACTTTCGATAATGGGATAGCTGATAACCAGCTGTTCAGGCGCGCCATATTTATGCGTTGCATAGCGTTCTTTAGTGGAGAACTTAAGGCGGTCGGTACCTAAACTGGCTGGTTCATCAGTTACGCCCAAACCTGTGAGGTAGGCTTTACCCGATTGGGCAAAATTGGGATCAACTTCAATAGAGGTAAATACTTTTTGGTCTTGCTCGTTGGCATTGATAAGTTGGGCATTAGGCCTTAATTTGGCGAACAGACGCAGTTTGCCGTCTTGCTCTTCGGTTTTAACTTCTAATACATCACCCCAGGCACCATACCAACGACGATGATCAGGCCAGATACGTGCGCCATACGTTTCAACTTTGTAAGTTTCAGCAATATCAACCAACCACTGACGCTCAATAGGCACATTTCTAAATGTCTGTCCTTCGGTGGCGATACGGATCCAGTCGGTTGCTAGTTGCGACATTTGATGGCCTTTTGCATTAGTGGTTATTGAAAATTCATCTATTTGACGGCCAGCATAGCCAGTTGAATAAGGCTTAGCACTGGGCAAAGTTCTCGCTAATTCGGATAGAGACCTAAATCCGAATTGTTCCGAAAATTAGTCAGTTATAGTCAGTTTATAAGTGAATACACTGGGGCCAGTTTTCAATTGTGTGGGCATCATTAACCCTTGGCTAAATACTCTCCCGAAATACGCGAAGCAGCAAAACGGCTCTATTTAAGACGCTGGACGCCTGAAGAGATCCGCCTTGAACTGGGTTTTCCAAATAGCCGAATTATTTACTATTGGGCCGACAAGAACAGTTGGCGCGATATGCTGCGTGAAGAGGAAGTCGACGAGGCCATTGCTCGCCGTGTTGTGCTGTTAACCGGCATTGCTGACAAAACACCAAACCAGATCAAAGAGCTGGATATGCTTATCGAAAAGCATGTGAAGCTGAAGAAACAGCGGGCAACACTCGAACGAGCTGCAGCTGGTGAACAAGATAGCCAACACAGCACAGTTAAAGGTAAAGGCTCAAGCGAGAAAGCGCAGCCAAAAGGGAAACGCAAAGGCGGTAAAAGCAAGAATGATGTTTCACACCTTGAAGCTGATGACTTCGACATATGGGTTGATAGCTTATTCAAATATCAAAAACTCATGCGTGAGGTTAAGAACGACCCAACTCTCCCCCGAACACGCAACGTTTTAAAATCGCGGCAAATCGGCTTTACTTATGGCTGTGCTGGCGAGGCATTCGAAGACGCGGTACTGACAGGTGAAAATCAGATTTTCATTTCAGCCACCCGTGCTCAAGCTGAGGTTTTCCGCTCATATATTGTAAAAATTGCCCGCCAATTTTTTGAGTTAGAGTTAACCGGTAACCCGATAGTGTTAAGCAATGGGGCCGAACTGCACTTTTTAGCAACCAGCTCTAATTCTGCACAGTCCCGCTCAGGCAATGTTTATATTGATGAATACTTCTGGATCAGGGACTTCACCAAAGTCAGCGCCGTAGTTTCCGCTTGTGCGACACAAACCCGATTTAACAAAACTTACTTTTCTACACCCAGTGCCAAAAATCACCCCGCTTATCCTTTCTGGACTGGCGATCAGTGGAAGGGGGATAACAGTTCCCGCCAGTTTGTTGAGTTCCCATCTGATAACGAATTGAAAGATGGTGGGCGTGTCTGCGCAGATAAGCAGTGGCGTTACATCATAGATGTTGAGACTGCAGTTGCGATGGGCTGTCACCTTATCGACCCCAAAGAGCTGCAAGAGGAATATAGCCCGGAGGTTTATAGCAACCTCTATATGTGTGAATTCGTCGATGATACCGCCTCGGTCTTTAAATTTAACGCCCTAACTAAGTTGATGTTTGATGCCAGTAAGTGGCAAGACTTTAACCCTCTTGATGCTAGGCCGTTTGGGAATCGTGAAGTCTGGCTTGGCTATGATCCATCTCGAACCCGTGACAATGCTTGTTTAGTGGTAGTTGCACCACCTATCGGTGAAAAAGAGAAGTTTAGATGCCTTGAGCGACATTATTGGCGCGGCCTTAACTTTCAGCATCACGTTAATGAGATTGAAAAGACGTTTGCTCGCTATAACGTCACTTATTTGGGCGTTGACACAACGGGAATAGGTGCAGGTGTTTGGGACACGATTCATGACTTACACCCCCGTGAGGCCGTAGCGATTCACTACAGTAATGAAAATAAAAATCGCCTGGTACTAAAAATGATTGATGTAGTGGAGGGCAACCGCTTGCAACTAGATCAAGAGATGAAAGATTTACCCGCTGCATTCATGGCGATTAAACGCGGTATGAGCGGCAGCGGCAACATGATGACATTTAAGGCTGACCGCTCCGACAAGGTTGGCCATGCTGACGGCTTTTGGGCACTTAGCCACGCCATTATCAATGAACCCCTAAACTATTTACATAAAAGGACATCTTCATGGGCGATGCAAAGCTAACTGCCGCTAACGACGAAACCATAGGCGAAACAGAGCAACCGACCAGCAACTCCCCTGTGGTGTTCAGTATGCCCGAAGAGGTGATGCCAAACATGTGGCTCACCGATTATGACTCGCTGTACTGCAATGAAAGTGATGGCTATTGGGAACCGCCAATCGACAGACAACTATTGGCCAACTTGCCACGGCGTAACCCCCAACATGGCGGCATTATGGGTAGCCGAGTAAATATGGCTGCGAGCCGATTTGTATCAGGTTGCATGACCGCGCAGCAAGTAGAAGCAACATTCACTAATCAAATTATGTTCGGTGATGTGGGTCTGCTAAAAATTCGTGATGGACTTAGGCGCACCGTTCGCTTGTTTCCGCTGCCAAGTTATCGCACCCGGGTGGCGGTCGATGGTGGTGCGGTGGTACTAGAACGTGAAGATCAGCTTAGGCGCTATAAAGCTCAGGATATTATCTGGGTGCGGCAATATGATCCGGTGCAGCAGATCTATGGCTTGGTCGACTATATCGGCGGCATGCAAGCGGCCATGCTTGGCGAAGACGCAACGATGTTTAGACGTAAATACTTTTTAAACGGGGCGCACATGGGTTTTATCATGTACGCCACCGACCCCAACTTAGACCCCAAGGTCGAAGAGGAGATAAAGACTAAAATTCAAGGCTCTAAGGGTGTGGGAAACTTTAAGAGTTTGTTTGTCAATATTCCCGGTGGTAAAGAGAAAGGGCTGCAGATCATCCCGGTGGGTAACTTTGAGTCCAAAGACGAGTTTGGCAATGTTAAAGGTGTGGCGGCGCAAGATGTATTTAACGCCCATCGTTTCCCTGCAGGTCTTGGCGGCATGATCCCCACTAATGCGGCGGGCTTTGGCGACCCCCTCAAATATGGCGAGATGTACTTTAAATCTGAGACCAAACCCCTGATCAATAGACTGGTCGATGCCATAGCGCGAGATCCTGAAATTGATGGGCGGTTAAAACTGGAATTTGATTTAGAATATTGAGCAAAACGCCACTGAATAGGTGGCGATTTCTTTATTTGGCATAGAATTTACACTGTTTATAAAAACAGTATCTTAGAGTACACTAGCGACAGTTAAAACAGAGTTTAAACAATTGGGAGATTGTGATGCGAGTTTTCTGCTCTGAGTGTGGTTCAAAAGCGATTATCAGTAAGACCAACCGCTTAAGTCTTGCCCATGCAGATCTGTATTGCTCATGCACCGAACCTGAATGCGGCCACACCTTCGTGGCCAATTTAAGTTTTAGTCACACTCTAAGTCCAAGTGCTAAAACGTCGAGTACTATTATCACTGAGCTTGCGAAAGCGATGAACCCGGCAGAGATGAAACAACTTCAGCAGGAACTAGCCCTACTTTAATACATTCGTCTTTATAGCAGCTTCTACACCCCCAACTGACAATATCAGCCATCAATGAAAGGGCGATATCTTTATCATCTTCTGTAGTACTCGTGTCTTCTACCGCTTTTAATACAAGATCCATTTGCTTTATCAGTGTACACATTAACGTAACCTCTTAATAACATACGACTTTCCATTTGTTACGAACGATGATACTGGTTTACAGATATTTATATAAGAATATTCGTTCTAGTTTAACTAAGCTAAACAGAAGAAAAGTTCAGATTAGAAAAAATTGTGACCTATGAGCATTAGCCTGAATATAATTGGGCAAAGGATTGTTGCAAAAAGAAAAAAGATGAAAATCACTCAAGTTCAGTTAGCTGAACAGGTAGGAATTAGTGATAAGACACTGGGCAAGATAGAGAACGGCTTCGATATGAGGCTTTCCCTGCTGTTCGCCATAGCCGATGTTTTGCAGATAGATGCCATTGAGTTAATTCGAAGCGATGACAGCGCGGATTCACTGTCATCATTGAGTCAGGAGAACAAACAACAGATTTGCGATCACTTAAAAGCGATTTGCCAGTTGCTGCCGGAGTGATTTAACCGTTATCAAATGCCAATAGAAGAATCGCCACAAGCCAGTCTCTGTCTTCCACCGGACTAGTTGCATACGCATTTCCCCATGCCGAGATCATTGCATTAATTTGTGATTGATCCATTTTTTATTACCTCTTCATTATAAAAGTCAGCCTTATCATAGCGACTTTTCAGCCCTCTATTTGTTTATGCATTTCGAATTACATATTCATTTAAAGGGCAAAATTAATGTTACTCTGAAGAGTTTTAAACTAAAAAAACTGCGATTTTCAACACCACTTAACCAGTGTTAATTTTGCTGCTTCTTAATGTCGGTATATTGCATCGCAAGATCCGCCGCACGGTTTAACCTGGCTAACGCATCGCTGAAATGTTGCTGGGCAACCTGATAACGCCAATAGGCATGTTTAGCCGGTAGGCCATCGACCAAATACGCATGCAGCGCATTAATCTTGGCCTCACTGGTGATGCGGGTTAATTTAATTAACACCGCAACACCCTCTGTGGTTTCGTGGCCCTGAACTAAGGTGGGCAATGGTTTCATGTGGTACCCCATAGATTTAATTGTCTATAGCCAGTAATGCAGCCAATACAGCTTGCCGCTCTGGAGCTGGCATAGCTTGATAATTCTTTGCCCACCTATCAGCTTTACGCTTTATGCGTTGGCGATCAGTAAAGTTTTTACCTGCATAGGTATGGTAATGCTGTTCACCTGGCTCGAAGTTGCACCAAACCGTTTCAGTTCTAACACCGCCGCGTGTCATGGCTTGAAAGTCATGTGACCACCAATTCGACAACTCATTTTGATATAGGTCATTTCTATAACCAGAAAGGATGATGAACACATTCGGGTTACTCGATAGTTTTTTTATCACCTCCAGTAACCTGGCATGATCCGACTCGGTGAGTTCGTGTTCATACTTCGCATTACTGGTTCTGGTTTCAGGCATGTAAGGCGGGTCTAAATAGATAACAGTTCTTTTTGTTGGCGCGAACCTTTGTAAGAAAGTTAAGGCATCACAACAATAGAACCTTATAGACATTTCTGACTGTCCTGCAGCGAACTTATCTAATACCTTTTGGTTGATTTCTACCGCAATATTTTCTAACGCTGGTGCCTTCCTTCTCATGATTGCACCCGTACCAAGAAAAGCCTCGATATAGGTTTCATGCGGGGGAATTAAATTGATAATGGTTTGATAGACACCAGAACCATTTTTGGCACCTAAATAGCTTTCTACAGCATCTGTCATAGATACCCCCAACTATTGCGGCCGACATAGTCAGCAACAACTATCATCGAGACTAGATAAAAGTGTCTATGCTCGAGCCCATGTAACATAGTTGAATGTAACTTCATTACGCCACCTCTTCGATTTGCACAGGCTCACAGTAGTTACCCATTACTAATGCCTTGGCTAGCAAAGGTGGTACCGAGTTACCACACCTGGCCACCTGCTTAGCTTTGGAATACCTCTTGCCAGTATGATCAACCTCTATGATGTAATCACTCGGGAATGACTGAGCGGCAAACAGTTCATGGGGCTCAAGCATACGCATGCCGATATCGACGATTTGATAGGCCTCACCTTTTACCATGACTAAACCGAAACAATCACCGGTGCGAATGGTGTGCAGTGGCTGATTGATATCTTGGCCAATTCCGGTGCCGTAATACTTCATCAGGAACGCGCGCACTTCACCGATATGATTACCACCTGCTGTGATGGTATGAACGGGTTCATCAGTAGGGAAACCGATATTAGTGCCACGCATTTTTACCATGCTGCTGGTCACTAATTGAGACTTACCGCCACCACCTGCTGTGATGGTTCCCAATGGCGCATCAATAGAATGCCCAACACTGTTACCAAATTGGCGACAGATGATTGGTGAGACCAAAGCAAAGTGCCCGCCTTTCACCTGGGCGCAAATAGTTCGCAACGGTTCATCAGCAGGCATATTGCGTTGACTGCTGGCGTTAGCGAACTCAGTAATGAAAGGAACAATTCTGGCATCAGAAGGCGCTATAAATGGCTCGTTAGCATCGATAACAAACTTCTGTATCCCTTTGGCAATACGTTGCATAGTTTTTTCAGCGAGCGGTCTTTTACGATTAAATATCGACTTACAGGGAATAGACCAATCGATGATATCGGCGGCGGTTTTCCACGGTTTAAGCATTTTGCCGTTGACCGGCTGCTTCTTAGGATCACCATATGTGGGCGCTGGCCATGTAATTGGCTGGCCATCACATCGAGCCACCAAGAAAAATCGCTTTCTGATTGTCGGGCATCCGTGGTCACTGGCGATTAACTGCTTCCACTCCACCTTATAGCCATGCTGGCGCAGCTGGTGCACAAAACTATTGAAGGTCTTCCCCTTTCTTTTCGGGCAGGGTTTACCATCAGTAAGCGGGCCCCAGGTGACAAACTCCTCAACATTTTCGAGCATGATAATACGCGGGCGAACGGTAGCCGCCCAACGCATAGCCACCCATGCCAAACCACGGATTTTCTTTTCAAGAGGTTTCCCCCCTGCAGCCTTTGAGAAGTGCTTACAGTCCGGACTAAACCAAGCAAGGCCAACGGGCCGACCTTTACACACATCTACCGGGTTAACGTCCCAAACAGATTCACAATAATGATTTGTCAGAGGATGGTTGGTTTTATGCATCGCAATGGCATCAGGATCATGATTAATTGCATCATCAACCTGGCGACCTATCGCCAGCTCAATACCTGTAGAAGCACCGCCGCCACCTGCAAAACTATCAATGACCAACTCATGCTGATCTAAGTTGAATGAAAACTGATTATCACCTCTAAACATCACGCTCCCCTTATGCATTAAATTATTGCCCTGTGCTAAAACCTGTGTATTAGAAGTAATCAAATTCACTCTCCTCAGGATCAAACAACCGCTCAAACTGCAACTGGCCATCACTCACCCACCAAATTCGACCGGCATCGGTAAAGATCCTTAAACCACTGGCAAGCTGATCAAGCGTATATTTATCAACAACACCGTGAGAGGCGAGATATCTCAACACCTCCTCAGAGAATTGGGCCTTTTCGCCCCCTAAAACTGCATCTGTACACTTATTCCCACAAGTCCAAGTATCGCCGCTGCCGCGACTCTTCAAGCCAGAGCCAAGATCAAAAGACTTAGGCTGCTTCCACTTGGGCATGGGTTTCTTATCCTCTTTTTTCTCGATGGTGGCGTTTTCACTAAAGATAAGAGCACGATCGGCTTTAAGCTTTTTATAGTTAACCTTCTCCTCATCATTCATGGTTCTGAGAGTCCATTTCTCACCACGGGTGATCAACGACCTGACACTGGTTTCACCATCGGCTTTAGTGGCTAAGGCACACAGACCAAGCACACGTTTGGTCATCTCTCCGAACTCGTTGCCGCACTCGGTCTCTTCATATTCGAGTTTGATTGGATGAACGGCCAAGGCCTCTTCAAAGGCTTTCCAGTTTGAACAGTCTGCCGCCGCTCTGGCTGGCTCAACTTCAGGAGGCTGCGGGCACTCCTTCAGCCTTCTGAGTTCACGCCATACCTGCACTGATGCCAAACCAAAAAATTGAAACTGGCGCAACTCATGACGACTCGCCCAAGCAGCTGCATTTGTGGCACCATCTTCTGCCGATAAGCCCGACTCTAAATCGAGTTCACCTTGCATGTGTTCGCCTTTGATGTTTTTCGACAGGTACTTAATCATGTAACCCACGGCAGATTTTTGCTTATCGGCATCCTCTATGATCAAGCGGCGCTCATTGGCTCCGGGTTCGTCACCATCGACCTCGAAGGCGTATTTATTAAGTAACTCTTTCAGTACGTCTGAGTGTTCAGGATCGATAAAAATCAGCATGTGCCAGTGCGGCGTGCCGTCTTTGTGGGGCTCACTGACTCGTAAACCTTGTATTTTTATTTTGCGGTATGACAAGGCAGAGCGGATTTTTCGCCACTGCCCTGAGAGATAAGACTGAGTAAACCGGGGGCTTTCACAGTTCCATTTATCTGAGTTGAAGTGATACTTACTCGGCGCAGTGAGGGTGACAAAATACCCTATCTGGCCACACTCTTCGGCAAGCTCCTCTAAGCCGCGCGCTCTAACAATAAGCTCAGTAAGGCGGTTTGAGGGGTTGGCACAACCTGACATGGCGGCATCGATAAGCGGCAGGATCACCCCCGCTTCTGATTCAATCATGGTGCTCTCTAACCACTCACGACCGCTCTTTTGTTGTTCACACCATTCGCTGAAACTCTCACGGCTCAGATAGGGGCTGTCTTCACCCACTAACCCTGCAGCAATGTTCAGGTGCTCACAGCATCGATCACGCAATTTACTTAATTTATTGGCCCACCACTTCGGACTGGTCATACGCAAGATGGCGCACTCTGCCGCCTCGATGATCTGATTCCTTTTTACATCGTTATAGTAAGGCGGGTGCACCTGCCATTGCTCACACACTGCAGCTGCAGCGTCATAGGCTTTTAAAAATCCGATATCGCCTTGATTCGCGCTGGCTGCGTCTTTCACCTCATCGAGAACGATTAGGGCCAGACGGTTGGCAACATCTTTGAGGCGCTTACTCTTGCGATACTTGATTAAGTCGAACCCACCATAGTAAGTCGCCCTTTTTCCTTTATTTTCACCATTACCGTTGATGTGTTTAGAGGTGAAATTTAAGAAGCTACCCACTTCATGAAAAGGATATTTCAACCAAACCTTATTGATAAAGTCGGTGGTTTTTCTGAGATAGATATTGGCGCTGCGAACATTTGGCGATCCGTCTTTTTTGGTCAATCGGCGCTGATATTCATCGGCAATCTTAATGCGGATTTTGTTAGGCAGATGACTCAGGCGGGCATTGGCAAAACTGCGGTTACTGTCGAGTACCGTGCTATTTGGTGAGACCTCATCGAGTAAAGCATTAACCTCTTTGAGTGCCTGGCGTGCATTGCTGCCCTTTGGCATTTCGGCAGTTTTATAACCATCCAGAAAATTGAGCTGTTGATATTGCTCTACCGTTATCAACTCAACTTTTTCAATATGCTGATAGTTGGGCGTAAACACACATTTGCGCCCATGGGGCGGTGTTGTTACTAATCCGGAAAAAAGAGCCGAGGGCAAAGCCTCGGACTGTGGGGAAAGTGTTGGAGAATACATTACAACACCTCAAATCCGTGGTGAACTCTGGCTTTATCCAAAGTTCGACGGATCCCTTTAGCAAGGTTCGTGAGGTCATTGCCCAAGGCTTGCCAGTACAGACAATCAAGCGCGCCGGAGTACTTGGCAATTGCCACCAGATTGAGGTTGTCTATCAGGTTATCGTTATCGATGAGGATCTGTATCTCAGCAACAAGCGACTGCTTATTGCTGCGATAATGATTGAGCAAATGATGAAAAGCGGCTGACTTCATAAACCACCCTGCTTTCTTATTTCACGAGCCAGACCTCTGGCAAGTTGAGCCCACTCAAAAGCATCTTCTCGATAAAATGGAATTTTCTCTGGGTTGCAGTTTTTCCAAAAACTACTCACTGATAAGTCTTTGGATATCTGAAACTGCGCCAAAGCATATTTACGAAGAAAGTCCAAGTTAACCGGCTTCATTTCGCTGATAGCTGTATAGTGTTTAAATTCCTCACGTGTCATCCAAACAAGGTCTTTATTGCCATTGTCGATTAGTGATTCAGACTCAAAGCAAGCACTTACCCTACCAATCAAAATTGAGTAGGCCTCAACAACACTCTCTGGCTCGCCTGGTGATTCAAGCCCAGAGTAAAAATCTGATATTTCGCTCGTTATTAGATTTTTAAGAAGGCTCACATCCTCAGTTTTGGTTTCTTGCACACCAATTTTAACTAAGCTGAACGTCTTGCTTTTGGCTTCTAATTTGCTGACGACTAAATCAAGGTTGTCTGTAGTGCAAGCCAAGAACAACTTAGCACCAGCCAATGACCAAGCGGTTTGCACACGGCCACCCTTACCAAAACGCACGAAATAGCGTTCACCTGAACTAGTTTCAACTTTGATAGCGATTGCTTGGCTGCTCATTGCACACCACCGTGATTCATTCTGAAAAAAACCATCTTCCACATAGTTGAATCTGTAAGTTTTCTGCCATTGATGGCAGTAACCTGAACAGTTCTATTTGGCAATTTGGATTGCTCAGTTTGGTATTTCTTACTGGTTCTGATGTTGAAAAGTTTTCCAGACGCTTGACGAGCCGTTATCTCAAGCTCTGCCGCTAAACTGGCGGCAGTGTATTTGTTACTGGTCGATAGCATGTGCTCTGCAATTTCCCTTGTGTTCATGCCTTCATACCTCGCAGCTCTGCAACTGTAATTCCCAAACTGCTGGCAGTTTGAATATCTTCTATCCGACGGCGACAAGCGGCGGCGCGTTTATCCTCCTCGGTCACCTTCTTAGGTGTTCGTGGGGTTATGTTTAAAAACGCAGTGCGGATATTGAAGTTTTGAGAATTGATAGAATCTGTTAAATGACTCATGCTGCAGCCCTCATCTGATATAGATATTCCATAGCTTCAAGTGAGCAAACCAGTTCAAAGCAAAGCCAGTCCAACTCATTGTCATTTAAAACCCACCGCGCAGCCTTTTGTAGACCCTGTGCCATGCAGCGATAGCGAACCGCAGTAATGAGCACACCACGCTGCAAAGCGTCCGCATGATTCCAGTGAAGATCGGTTATCACCTTACGCATGGCTAAATGTGCAGGGTTGCTCAAATCAAACTTTGGAAAGGTTTGAATTGCTTGGGTTGCATTACTCATCTAAGCCACCACTTGGTTAACGTGAATGTTATTGCGGATTGCAATCAATCGAACGCGGAGGGTTTTTGCAACTTCAAGATCAAGTGCTTCGGCAACGGTCTGTAATGACTCGATCACCGACTCGGCTATTTCGGGCTCGATTGGATAGTTGGAATGGTATAAAGCGGCGATCACTCTGTTCGCTTCATTGCGAATAGCTGCATCAGTTGTTAAACTCTGCTTTGTCGGTTTCATAATATAAATCCTTGAAGGTCTATTGATTGATTCGACACGGGCCACATCCGCTGTAACGGAAGTGGCTTTTTTGTGCCTGTTAATGCTCGATTTGAGCCATTGCAGCCAGATTACTTGCGAGCTCTCCGGCAAAATCAGAAGTGCTATCTTCTGCTGGGGTTTCAATTTTTGCGGTAATGAATTGCTCCCGCCCAAGTCCAACTGAACTCAATTCCTTTACTAACTCACGTATGGCTAAAATCGACATACGGATCGCCTCTTGTTCATCAAACGTCATTTTTTCAAGAGGGGTATGCAGGTGAGTGCTTGGTTTAAGGCGGGCGCCAAATAAGATGATTGCTTTTTTTTGCTTTGTAAGATTGCTGTATATACTTGCGGCTCTGTTGCGCCCAAGCATAGAACGCACAGCTTCAATGCTCTGCTTAGCCGATGGGGAAGATGTGTCATTTGCTGCAGGCTTATCAGTTTTTAAGTCAGGCTCTATTCTTGGCGCACTTTCTGGCGCTGGTTGCTGTAAAGCTTTCATAATATGAATCCCTAAAAATAGTTCACGCACTTAACTGACACCTGCACTTTTAGTTGTGCTTCATGCCGCTTAACTCTTGGTTTACTGCTTAGCCTGCTGGATAACATCCCACTCAGATTTAGATTCCCGGTAACGCTGTTCAACATAGGTTGCCAAGTCGGCAATATTGACCAGTGACGGCGAACGCTCCGAATCTCGCAACTTGAATGTGGGAATGGGTAAGTCTTGGGCTTTAGCTTTTTGCTCGGCGGTCTTTGGGGTTAAGCCGAAGAACTCATTACAAATCACTTTCAGTTCAACAGTCGGAGACTCGAATCGAGCCAATAACGCAAATGAGATATTCATATTCTTTCCTTACATCAGCCCTGGCATCGGCATGGCTTGCAACGCATCACTGGCTACAGTGAGCACGGGGATGGCTTGAAACTTCTGCTCAACGTCATGCACAAAAATGGCGAGTTCAGCCATGACATACGTGGCACGTTTAACGGTTTCGTGACGCATGCGCTCTGTAACACGGTTGGTTGTTTTCACATCTAAGGCCAACGAACCCAGTTGAGCAGCATTGGCGGTAATATCTAACGCTCTGTCGGTAAGTTCTTGCTGACCAGCTGAACCAAATTCAGCTAACGAAACAGAGGCCGCACAATCTAAGTCCAACAACACCCCATCGATAATGCTGCGGTTGCCACTGGCGCGAGTGATAGCCACTAACTCAAACACCGATAATTTATGCGGTTGGTCTAAGCACAACTTGTTGCGCAACATCTGCGGGCTTGAGATATCAGCCTTCGCCGCAACCACTTTTAAATTCTCATCATCGGCAAATTGGCGAAACGCCCCATTCAAATGACAACTATCTGCATTCGTTTGTGTACTAGAACTTGTCGTATACATAGATGCAAAACTCCATTTTGCTAATCTAGACTTATCAAATGAGCAATTAACTTTCGCGTTTAGCATCTTCGATAAGGGCTTGCTGCCTTGCTAATTCAAGTTCAGCCGCTTCAATAACTAAGGCTTGAACATTGATAAGGGGCTTATCGCGTGAGTCTTTCTTAGGACGAGTAGGGAGGCGGCCTTCATACACCATCTTCTTAACGGTGTTATATGGAAGTCCTGATGAGCGGGCATATTCCGCATAGGTGAGATAAGGCGTTGCAACCTGTAGAGTAATATTGACCATTATGATACCTTTCCTTTGTTAGCCCGTGTTGAATCTTGGCGGATTCACGGGCACTTAACTTTTGGTGAAGCAATGATTGATCACAAGAATCGATTTGTCAATTCAATTGACGAAAAAACGGAAGATTTGATGAAAACTGTGTTGGTCTGTGACGGGGGTAAAACTGTCGTCGAAAGGCTACTGCGACTCTTTAACCTAAGAAACCGTGTTGAATTGTCGTCTCTAATAGGCGTTTCAACTGGTTCAATAGCCACCTGGCAAACCCGCAACACAACTCCATTTGAGTTATTGATTCGTATACATTTAGCAACAGGTGTAGATTTAGATTTTTTACTTTTTGGGAAGAATGAAGAAAAGCAAAATGTACTTAAATTTTGCTCTCCACCAAATCAAATCCCAAATTACGCCACCATCAACCAGAACCTAAAAAGCTTCAAGTTCAGTATTTCTCAGCCAGCAAACTACGATGGTGGCAGAATTATAATTGACCGTTTGATCACTTTATTTAGGTTGAACAGCAGAGTTGAATTTAGAGAACTAACGTCGGTTTCTGAAGGTTCTGTGGCGACTTGGCAAACTCGTAACGTAACGCCTTTTGAATTGCTCGCTAGAGTACATTTAGCCACCGGCATACCAATGCTGTTTTTGTGTTTTGGCAAGGATAAATACCCAAGTCGTGAACCTAATAAATTAGTCGAACCAACCACTATTAATGTGCAAAAGCCCTCCACAACGGCTGATACACATAGGCTTGAAACATTTTCTATCGCTCATCACGGCAATAAAACACAGGTTGGCGAGTACCGAGTAAATAATGACTTTTTAAAAGACTGCGGACTGAGCAAGAATGACTTTGTTGTTAAAGCAGAGTCATCGATTTACTTTATTAATACAGATATAAAAACAGTCACTAAAGGCAAGTACTTATTTGCCATCAACGACAGTTATCAGATAGGCGAACTGCGCCAGCTGCCCGATGGCAATGTCTACCTTATCGACGGTCAAGACAAATACCCGTTTAACACAGACACCACCAAGATCCACGGAAAAGTGGTATCAATCTTACAAAGCGTTTAATAAGGAAGTAGAACGAAATGGCTATGACAAAGTGCAAAGAGTGCAAAAAAGAGGTTTCAACAAGTGCAAAAACATGCCCGCACTGTGGTATTAAAAGCCCTGGCGTAAAAGCCGGTGATGCACTTAAAGGCTTCATACTTATATTTTTTGTGATTTTTATATTTGTGCAGTGTAGCGGTAGTGATGACTCATCGCCTACAGCATCCACACCACAAATTTCAGATGCTGAGTGTAAGCAGTCTCTCCAATGCTGGGGAGAGAAAAATATTATTAATGCTGGTGCTTACTGCCAAAAGCCTATTGAAAAAATGTCGCAATACACTTTTGAGTGGACTGACGGAATGCTTGACCCTCGATTTAGCCATTACAAATGGAAAGATCAATCTAAAGGTTATATCACTTACATAGGCGACAAGATAAAGCTCCAAAATGGATTTGGGGCATGGGGGAATTACATCTATGAATGCGATTTCGACCCATCTAAAAATCTAGCTCTTGACGTTCGCGCCAGCCAAGGCAGGTTGTAA